TGCCGGGCGACTCGGACGCGATTCAGTCGTGGGAAGAGCGCCTGCGTGTCCTGTGGGAAGCGAACCAGGGCGAGGTGCTCTTGCACGACATTGGCGTCGCCGGCGCACTGGCCGGGCACGTGTTTGTGAAGGTTGTGCCGCAGGAGGGCAATCCGAAGCGCCCGGTGCGTTTCGTGCTTTTGAATCCGCGTTATGTCTCTGCATTCTGGAAGCCCGATGATATGCAACAGGTGGTGTGCTATCGCATTGCCTGGGGACGGCGCATCACACGAGAGCAGGCGCGCAGCGGCAGCCTATCCCTACAACAGGCCCGTGACGAATACCGACAGGACATCATCAATGAGGGCGATTATTGGCGTATCCGAGAGTGGACGCGCGGCGCGCAGGGGAACTGGTCGCAGGTGAATGAGGACATCTGGCGCTACCCGTTCGCACCCATTGTGGACTGGCAGAATCTACCACACCCAGAGCGCTATTATGGGGACTCAGACCTGGCAGCGGGGGCGCTGTTGGATGAGGACATCAACCTGAATGACGCCGTCAATTTCGTGGCGTCGAACATCAACCGGATTCTGCGCTACCATGCGCACCCGAAGAGCCTTGGCTTTGGGGTTCAACCTCAGCAGATTGTCGAAACGGCGGTAGACGGCTTCTGGGCCGGTCTGCCGGCAGATGCGCGCGTAGAGAATCTGGAGATGCAGTCTGATCTCGCGTCCAGTATGGCATTCCTGGAGTTCCTGGAGCGCACGTTCTACGCGCAACATCGTGCGGTGGATCTGTCGAGCGTCAAAGACCGCGTGGGGCAGCTGACGAACTTTGCATTGCGTACGATGTTCAAGGACGCCCTCGACAAGTTGGAGACCAAGCGGACGCTGTACGGGAACGCGCTGTCTGAGTTGTCCTGGCGGGCGATGCAGGTGGCTGGCTGGAATCAGGAGCCGCCGACGCTGGCATGGCCGAACCCGCTGCCGTTCAACGAGACGGAAGAGGTGGCAGTGTTGACGCAGGAGATGGCCGCGCAGATATTGTCCCGTCAATCGGCGGCAGAGCAGCGCGGGCGTGACTGGGAACGCGAACTCAAGCGCATGGAAGAGGAACGCGACATGGACCGTGAGGGGCTGGGGCAGGTATTGGCGAGGGCCTTGCGTGACTTTGATCGCGGTGAGAATGCCAACACAGTAGACGAGGATAGGCGCCCCGATGGCTGATCCAGACGTGGTCGTGGTGGCCCGGCACTTCAAGGCGGCGCTCCTGGCACAGGAACAGGGGGCGATGGTGGTGATGGGCCAGCGCTGGGCGACGGTCGAGCGCACGCTGCAGGCCCACATCGACGCACTGGTGCAGGAGCTGGGCAGTATCGAGGCGCTGGCAAGCATGACGCCCGAGCAGCTATATCGCATGGACCGCTATCAGGCGCTGGTTATGCAGGTGCGCGAACAGCTGCGCCTTTATGAGCGCTGGGCTGAGGGGCAGATAACAGCGTCGCAGCGTCAGGCGATAGAGATGGGCCGCGAGACGGTAACCGAGTCGCTGGCTGCGTCAGGGTTGGGTATCTCATGGAACCGGTTGCCGGTGCGTTCGGTAGAGATCATGGCCGGGCTGGCCGGGGATGGCGCCCCGCTGTTCTCTCTGCTGCAACAGCGAGCGCTGTGGCCCGATGCTGTCGAAGGGCTGACACAGGCGCTCTTGAAGGGCATGGCGCTCGGGTGGAATCCGCGCAAGACGGCGTTGCGCATGGCCGACGGGCTGGCTGATGGCTTGAATAAAGCGCTGACCATCGCGCGTACAGAGACGATGCGAGCCTATCGTATGGCGACAGTCGAAGGCTATCGAGAAAGCAACGTTGTGTCGGGATTCCGTCGTCTGGCAGCCAAAGATGGACGCACATGTCTGGCGTGTCTGATGAGTGACGGCGAGACCTTTGATCTGGCCGACGACCTTACAGACCACCCTAACGGCCGCTGTGTAGCAGTCCCCATACTCGCAGACCGGGAGCCGCCGCAGTGGCAGACGGGACGCGAATGGTTTGAGACACTGCCTGCGGAGCGCCAGCGCGAGATGATGGGCTCTGAGCGATACGACGCATGGAAGCGTGACGGATACGACCTGAGCGCGCTGCGACGCACAGCGCACAGCGATACATGGGGCGATGCTCCGCGAGTGGCAACGCTGGCGGAGTTGACCAATACACGATGACCCAGGAGGTCACATGAGCGACAGGGACACGGGCCTGGAGCCCACACAGCCGGTAGGCCAGGAGCCCGCCGTGACGGAATCCACAGACCACGAGCAAGATGCGCCGACGCTGGACGCCGACGCGATCAAGGCGGAATTGGCGAGAGCGCGCAAAGAGGCTGCCAGATATCGCACGGAACTCAGGAAGTTTCAAGATGCGGAAGAAGAGCGCAAGCGGGCAGCCATGAGCGATGCGGAAAAGTTGCAGGCGGAATACGAGGGGCTTCAGGCCAGGTACGCAAAGGCCGAGGCCGACCGCCGTGAGGCGCTGATCCGCGCTGCAGTGACCGCCGCTGCCAGTAACGCGGGGTTTGTGGACGTAGAAGACGCCATGCGGTTGCTGCCAACAGAGGAGATCGAAGTGGACGGCGATAGGGTGGATGGGGTAGATGAGCTTGTAGCACAGCTTGTCGCCAGCAAGCCATATCTGACCAAGCGCCAGGGAGCGCCGAGTCCCACAAACCCGTCCAGTCCGAGTCGGTTGACACTGGAGGCGATCAAACGCATGAGCCCACAGGAGATCAACGCAAACTGGGACGCCGTACAGGATGTGCTCAGTAAACAACGGTGAGGTAACAGACCATGGCTATCAACAATTTCATCCCAACCATTTGGGCCGCGCGCGCATTGGAGAATCTCCAGAATGCACACGTTTACGCCCAGCCCGCAGTCTGCAACCGCGACTATGAGGGCGAAATTCGGCAAGCTGGCGACACCGTGCAGATCAATACGCTCGGTCCCGTTACCGTGCGTCCGTATATCAAAAACGCCAACATGGCCGCCGCGCAGGAACTGGCCGATGCGTCGCAGCTTCTGACCATCAATCAGGCGAACTATTTCAATTTTCAAATCGATGACGTTGACAAGGCGCAGACCCGGCCCAAGCTCATGGACTTGGCGATGCGCAATGCCGCCTGGGCGCTGGCCGAAACCGCCGACGACTATCTCGCCGGCATCATGTGGGCCGCGGTTCCCGCCGCCAGCACGCAGGGCGCGGTGGGCGCGGGCCTGAACGTGGGCTTTGGCGTTGGTGAGACGGCGCCCTACACGGCGCTACTGCGTGCGGCAATCGACCTGGACGAGAACAACGTGCCCCGCATGGGGCGTTGGGCGATTGTGCCGCCCTGGTTCCATGGGTATCTGCTCATGGATGACCGTTTCGTAGGCACCGGCGCAGCCGAGGCCGACGGACGGGCCGTCAACGGCTTTGTGGGCCGTGCCGCAGGCTTTGACATCTTCATGAGCAACAACGTCCCATTCGCTGCCGGTCCGGTCGAATTCAAGGTGCTTTGCGGCACCAACTACGCGACGGCCTATGCCGAGCAGATCAACAGCGTCGAGGCGTACCGGCCCGAACTGCGGTTTGCAGACGCCGTCAAGGGGTTGCACCTCTTTGGCGCCCGCGTGGTCTATCCCAACGCGCTGGCCCTGATCATCGCGGACATGGGTACCGCCCAGTAGGTCTGACGTCAACACTAGCCGGGGGAGTGACGAACTCCCCCGGACACAAGGAGTACAACTATGGCTAATCCGGCGAAACTGACGGTAAGAACGCTGATCCCGAACTTTGCGCGCGTATGGCCGGTGGCAGATGTGATTGACACTACGGGCATGGTGCCAGTTGTGGCGGCTGATACGGGGCATCAACCGGACAGCCTTGTGCTGGTAGTGACGGCAAAGGGGGCCGTGTCCACGCGCATCGCTCCCGGCGATATGCCGCCTAGCGTGCGAAGCTCATTAGGCGATCTCTCGGTGCCGGTAACGGCAATCGCCGCGGCCCTGACCGTTGACCCGGCGGGCGCAAATAATGGCATTGTCTACACGGCCAACGCGGCTGGCTCTCCGGGCAATGACATCACCATCCAGCACATCGATCCGGCTGACGTAGACCAACCCCTGATTGTGAGCGTGCGCGGTAAGGCTATTCGAGTGAGACTGGCGACCAATGCCGGCGGAGCCATCACGAGCACGGCGGCACAGGTAATCGCCGCGGTCAACGCCCACTGGATGGCGGGGCACCTTGTCACCGCTGCGGACGTCGTCGGTTCCTCTGGCGCTGGGCTTGTGGCGGCACAGGCCGTCACACACCTTGCTGGCGGGGCCGACATGGACGCGACACACGCATCACTGACCACGGCGCTAGGCGTAGCCAATACGGAACTGGTATGGACTGCCGTTGTTGGCGGCGAGGCCGGAAACGCCCTGACCGTAGAATACATCGACCCTGCCGGCGCCAATGCCGGGAGTATCGCGCTGGTGGGCAACGCTGTTCAAGTCACACTGGCGCACAGCGGCGCGGCCATCACGGCCACCGCCAACGACATCGCGGCACTGGTCGCGGCGTCCCCGGCGGTATCTGCCGTCGTTAGCGTCGCCAACGACGCGGGGAACGATGGAACGGGAGTGGTAAAGGCGATGGCGGCTACACCGCTGACCGGCGGCGGGGACCTGACGGCGATCTACGGGCCGTTTGAGAGCGCGCGCTTTGCGCAAGACAACGGCGACCTGAATGTGAACTTTGAGATCATCAATGGGACGGCAGACGTGATCTGCTTCGCGCTCCCGCTCTAAGGAGGACCTATGGCTAACCCAGCTCACCTGACAGTGACTAACTTGACCGTAGATGGCAATATCTTGCGTGGCGCGGGCGACGCAATCGACACCAATGGTACGGTTCCGATTCTGGCCGCGGCACTCGGTGGCGCTACCGAGCGTTTGCTGATCGAGGTGACCGAGGACAACGTCCGCGAGGTGACGGTGACCGTACTGCAAGGTGACAACCCCCCGGCGGTGAGGCAGAGCCTTGGCGGCCTGGCCGTGGTTGTCGCCCAGAATACCGCGCGCTTGATCGGGCCGCTGGAATCTGCGCGCTTTATGCAAGACGACGGGACCGTAAATGTGGCATTTGCCGGGACTGCCGGCGCCGCAACCTGCCACGTACGCACGTATCTATTGCCAAAGGCGTAGAACGTGAGTAGCAGGGCGGGTGGCGCTCTAACAGGAACGCCTACCGTCCTGACAATAAGGGAGGTATATGGCTGACCCACTTGTTACGCTCATCGCGCGATTGAGGCGGATCATCAATGATCCGCTGGATGGCCCCACTGTGGTTTTCGACGACGCGGAGCTGGCGGGCTTCCTCGAGGGGCACGCGCTAGCCTTTGAGAACCTGGAGCTGACCGCAGAGACGCGGTGGACGTTTACCGCAGACTATGGGAACTGGGCCGACGACGTTACGTTTGTCGATGGCGCTGGTAACGCCCTGACGCCAACATCCGGCAGCAATCTGGGGGGGCGTTG